ATTAAATTTGGAGCTCCTATTATGTCAGGTTGGGAACCATGGCGTACAGCAGCTATTGATTTAGTTAACCCTATTACTAATTTTAAAAATCATTTATTAATTAAATGTAAGGATGGTTTTTTAAAAGATATTCGCAAAGGTCTAACTAAAGAAGATTTAGCAATGCTTCAAGTTTATGATAATTTTACAACAGTGAATGGTGCAGCAGGAGTAAATTACGTTGATAAAATCAATAGAAATACAAGTGCTGGCTTACCATGGAGGAAATCTAAAAAATATTTCTTAACTGCTTATGAGCAAGAAATGTTTGGATTACCTGATGCTGTTGAAGTTGATTCTGAAATAATGAATCGAGTTGATGAAATGTTATCTGATTATTTATCAGGACAAACAGTTCATCCAGTTACATGTGGCAATCTTAAAGATGAACCACGATCTTTTAAAAAGATCAAAGAGGCAAAAACCAGACTTTTTAATGGTGCTCCATTTGATTTTGTTATTATTATGAGGAAATTTTATCTTTCTTCAGTAAGATTAATACAAAATAATAGAGAAGTATTTGAAGCTGGTCCAGGTATAATTGCACAATCATTAGAATGGCAACAATTATATAACTATATTACTAAATATGGTGAAGATAAAATTGTAGCTGGTGATTATGCTGCATATGATAAACGTATGATTTCTGCATTTATTTTAGCTGCATTTGAAATTCTAATTGAATTATGCAAGGATTCTGGTAATTTTACCCCTGATGATATTAAAATCATGTTTGGGATTAGTTATGATATAGCTTTTCCCATGATTGATTTAAATGGCGATTTAATGCGATTATATTGCTCTAATCCTTCAGCCCATCCACTTACTGTTATAATTAATTGTCTTGTAAATTCATTGTACATGCGTTATATTTATATTCAATTGAATCCCAATAAGGAAGTTGAATCGTTTAAATCTAATGTAAGTTTAATGACTTATGGAGACGATAATATTATGTCAGTAAGTGATAATGCCAATTGGTTCAATCATACTGATATCCAAAAAACTTTTAAGGATATGGGTATTGATTATACAATGGCAGACAAAGAAGCTAAAAGCATTCCTTTTATTAATATAAAGGATGCAACATTTTTAAAGAGAAGGTGGAGATTTGATAAAGATGTTAATGCTTATTTAGCTCCTTTGGAAGAGGAGTCAATTGAGAAGATGTTAATGACTTGGACGAAGTCTAAGACTGTCTCAACTGAAGAACAAGGAATTGCTGTAATTACATCTGCAGTTCGTGAATATTTCTTTTATGGTAAAGAAAAATTTAATGAACGTAGAAATCGATTACAACAACTTGTTAAAGATCTAGATTGGGATCTTTGGGTCCAACAATCTACATTTCCAACATGGGATAATTTAGTGTGTGATTTTGAAAAGAATTCATGTAATGTTATGGATGCTTCTCTTAAAACACCTTTAATTCCACAAGAGGCGTAAGTAGCAATGTCTTGGATAAATATCTTAACCAAAATGCTCATATATATATAGTTACTGTCATAAATATAATTATCACCAATGTATAATGTTTTTGAAGTGTGGATATATATATAAATAACAATGGCGTTCCCTAAAGTCTCTATTTAGAGATGAGGTATTGTTAGCCTCTAATACATTGGTGGTCACTCTAATTAATTGAGTTATAACAGAAGTGACTATAAATGACTCAGCAACCAATATAACTTATACAACCTCAGAGATCGACTCACGACGCTCATCAGTCACGATTGTGATCTTTATATTTTTTATTCTTTTATTAGGGATAATTGTCCTAACTTGCTCGGTGTTTTCTTTGATAACCCAGCGGACCCTTTCGATCCGAAGCCGTTATCAAGACAACAGATTAAGGACCATATTAACTATCTCTACTCCTTCCTCTCAACCGATGTCCAATTCCCAACAGAATTAGATATCTGTGAATGTGAAATCTGTAAAGAAGCAGATATTAATATTCAAAGAATGATTGATTCTAATATCTTTGTTGTACAATCTTCAGATGCTATTGAAGCACCTGTACAAAATGATATTACAATTATGACTGTGGGTGAAGAAGAAGGGGCTCATAAAGTTGAAAATGTAGTTGATATCCCAGCAAATCTTGTTGATAAATCATCAAATACTGATTTGATTAAATATCTTAATCGTCCAGTTATGATAGCATCAGAATTGTGGGACGAATCTACTTTACTTTCAACAAACTATTATCCTTGGTATTTATTTTTTAATAGAACTTCTATTAAAAATAAAGTAAATAATTACCCTTTTATAAAGTGTAATTTAAAGATACGAGTACTTATTTCAGCATCACCATTTTATTATGGTGCTACTATGGTGCATTATCGTCCTTTGGAAGGTTTTGCTCCCGCTCCTGTTTCTTCAAACACTTTGCGGCAGCTTATACCTTTTTCTCAAAGACCATCATTTAATATTTATCCACAAACAAGTACTGGTGGTGAAATGACTTTACCTTTTCTTTATCATAAAGAATGGTTAGATGTTACTTCAGCAACAGATCTTCAAAATATGGGTAGATTATTCCTCGATTCTTTTGCAACACTCAAAAATGCTAATTCTGTAGCAGGTGAAGGAGCTACAGTTAGAATTTTTGCGTGGGCAGAAGATGTGGAACTATCTGGTGCTACTATTAAATTAGCAGTTCAAGGTAAGGATGAATATGAACATGATGGACCAATATCACGACCAGCTTCTGCCGTGGCACATTATGCAAATAAGTTGAAAGATTGGCCTATTATAGGTCCATTTGCAACCGCAACATCTGTTGCATCGAATGCTGTTGCAAATATTGCTTCATTATTTGGTTATACAAATGTTCCAAATATAGATACTCAATGTGCTTTTAGACCTACTTCTACACCTTTATTGGCGACTACAGATGTATCTTCAGCTATTGAAAAATTAACTTTGGA